CCGGACTCTAGAGAGCGCTGGACCAGCGACCGGACCGCCGTAGAGAAGATCTCCAGGCCATAAGCCTGGAGACCGTCAAACTGCTCCATAGACGTCGCACCACTCGTAAGGAGAACAAACTCCGTAGGAGTAATGATCCGCTGGAACAGTTGCGTCGCGAGCTCGCAATCACGAGCCCGCTGCACTGCTTGACGGCAGTGTGCCTTACGGCGGCCAAGGCGCCGGAATAGCGCCCCAACCGACCCAGGAACTCCAGAGAGAGGGATAAAACCCTTCCGAGACTCCCCTGAGATTGCAGACACTAGAAGACTCACGTCCCCTAGGTTATTAATCACAGAAGATACCGGGTACGGGGTCACCTCTACCCCCCGGAACAGGTACCGCTTCGCGAACTCACACACCTCCGTAGAAGTGTACGACTTGCTGGCAGAGATCCCGACACCGAGGGAGGCAATCCGAGCCTGGTAGAGTACCCCTAGTCTATCGTCCCCGATGAGGATGTCATCCCCCAGGAGGACGTACCGGGCCTGGGATCAACGGATCCCCAGGTCCTGGCAGCACCAGAACACCACAAAGTGGTGCGCCAGCGCAAATGTGCCCCACGAGGAATAAAACCCCATAGGGTTGCCGACTGCATAAGTAGCAGTCGACCCGTCAGGAAGGGTAAAAGGATACCCGACCATGACGTCACGCCAAGCCCCGACATAAGACTTCGGGAATACTCCTTCTAGGACGGAGGCGATAAAACCGATAGGAAACCGGTCAGTCGCCGCCGTAAGGTCAACCGAGTACAGGGTAGCACCCTTAGGTCACCCGGCAACCTTCTCCACAAAGGAGCCCTGGGAGAAGGTCACGTCTTGAGAGAGTCGCCGGAGAATCCGGAAGACCCACATATGGAGAGGCCGGAGCGCAGTCTGCGACCAGTAATCACCGATCGCAATCACACGCGTCTTCCCCTCCTTATCCTCGATCCCAACAATCTTCCGAATGGTGACCAGAGCCTGATCCGCCTTCATGGCGAGATAGGGGCCCCCTAGGCAGAGACTGGGAAGGAGTCCAAGAGTCTGCTTCATGTTACCACGAAGCTTTTCTCCGCCAATTACCGCAATGCTCTCGATCAGGGATCCCGGAAGGGACCCTAGTTCGCTTAGAGCACTGAGGAGGGCAAGCCCTTTAGAGGGACCCGCCTTGACAGAGAAGTGAAACTTCTCCCACGAGGGAATGGTAGTGAGCTTGAGGCGGGTGCGAGCTCGAACTGCCTCCCAAAATAGGGGGACAGCCGGCTGCCACGACCCAAGATCCGTCTGAGAGGACGGACCCGTAATAGTAGCGACATCTACCTTCACAGGCAGATGAAACCCGCGGAGACAGGTTAGTGCTGTTAGCACCATCCGGATAACCGGGATGCGTTTTTTCAGGACAACCCTAGACCCCGCGGGGCCAATAGTTCGGATCAGCCACCGCCGGAACTTGGCCTCCTGCGTGGACCCAGGAGTGCTACCCAGATAATTGAGATACCCAGAGCGGGCCCCCTTAATTCAGAGGAGCCCGCCCGGGACACCCCGGGTGAGTAGAACAATCCGGATCCGTTGCAGGAATCGGGCGTACCGTTTCAGGCTACCCGCAGCAGGGAGAAACTCCCCCCGTACCCAGTCGGTGATGGCATGGATAG